GCGAAGTCGATATCCTTGTTTTGATGGGTGAGGAATATCAAAGTTCTTTTTAGCAGAGAGAACATGAGTTCCACAACGAGATGTAACTTCTCCCTGTGCTTTAATATCTACTCCAGCAGCAATAGTGTTTGTAACATCCAGATTTCTATCAATAGCAGCATCACCGGTAACTGCTAAAGAATATGGATTGTGCATTCCACTACAAAGAGCACCAGGAATATCTGGTGTTGGTGAATTTGGATTTGTAATTGGACCAACCATCAAGGTCGCATAAACTTTAGGAAAAGCAGAAGGGTCGCCAACTTGAAACGGACCTTCTACATAACCAGAACCTTTGATTTTTGCTTCACCAATACCTAGAGCAAGTGGAACAACTTTCTCTGCACTACAAAGAAGTTGTCCATTATATGCCCATATCTCATCCATACAAAATGCCATCTTTTTATCCTCTCCTTGCTTTTACAATATCTTTCGTGGCACAACTCAATCCTTGCATTACAGATACCAATTGTTTCATCATCTCTGCTTCAATTTGATAGACATTTGATACTAACTTTAAAGTTCCAGTAGCATCAAACGTTATATTGTTTGACTTAAGTTTAATAGCACCACCATCAGCATCTAAAACAATATTTGCTTCTTTGCTATTTGGTCCTTTAGCACTCAACTCAATATCGTTTGCTTCTAATCTAATTTTACCATTATTTGCTTTAATTACAATATCTCCATTTTTTGCGTCAATGGAAAATCCAATATCAGTTTTAGATAATAGTTCTGAACATTCTATATTAAAAGCACCAGGAGCGCAAGCAGTAGTCCATCCTTTTCTTGGACCATCTTTGGTCATTTCAAAAAAGTGATGTCCATCAGAACCTCTCAATGATACATCAGCAGTACAAGTTCCATCAAAAGAAATACTTCCAAAGGAAATATCACCATCTCCTTGTCCGTACCAAGTACTATAATAATTAATCTTAGAACCTTCAGCCATATAATTTATAAAATTACCTTACTATTTAATGCTTTCAGCAAGAGTATCATACACTCTAATCGGTCTCTCAAAAGTTTTATATGGTCCAGCATACTTTACACCAGCATCATAATATACATTTCCATAATAAGGTTTTCCACTTACATAACCCTGAACTTTTAATCCGACTGTATCTATAACTGTAATAATCTTTCTCTGCTGAAGTTGAGGGCTGAAGAGAATAGGGTCTCTTACAACTTCAAATACTGGTGTAAAATCAGCATTCACACCGGACTCTGAACGTATTGTAATCGTTGGACGAACTGTAAATCCAACACCAGGTCTTACAACTTTTACACGAGCAACCTGACCGAATGGTGTGAAAGTTGCTTGAAGAATAGTTCCATTATTAGGAGTGATTTCAACGACATCAACTCCAGGATTGTAGTTTATTCCTGGATTATTAACAATAACTTCCTTTAAACTTAAGACAGTAGGATACGATAGAGCAGATTGTTGTGCTGGAATATAACTGCTACCGGAATCTAAAACAACTCCATCAACCACCTGTCCATTTTCAATAACTGCCTGAACAACAGCACCAGAACCAATATCACATTCATCTACTACTTTAACTGTTGGTGGAGTTTGATATCCAATCCCAGGATTTACTACATCAATACCCAACAAAACACCGCCAGGGGATATGATTGGATTTGCTTCTGCTCCTACACCATCACCACCAGAAAAAACAATCTTTGGACTTCCACAAGGTTTAGGTGCTGTATCACAAACTGATTTTGTTGAGATTAAATCTTGTGGTGTGAGTTCATTAACTTCATCAATAGTCAAATACCTATACTTATTATCGCCATCTAAAAAGATGTATGTGGTTCCTGGATTACGTTGTTCATATGAGTTAGCATCAGATATTGATACATCTTCAACAAGAACACCATTGATATTTGTGTAAGCAACTTTGATATTTTCTTTTGGTATTGGTGCTGTTAAAGTACTAGACATATTATTCTATAGTTCCTCCGCCTAATATTTCTCCACGACGAACTGCATCTCTTTCTGCTTGTGTCACCGGTGCATCAAGACCCTCTCCAATCTCATCTCTAACCTGTTGCTTATTAAGTTTTTCATCAGTTTGTTTTGCTATATTTGCTGGAGAAGGAGCATCTGATGTTGTTGAACCACCATTATAAAGAGTATAATGGTCATTTACAGGACATTGTGGAGATTGGTCGCAATCAAAGAAACCAATAACGGTGCTAATAAAACTAATCGCAGCATCAATACTACCACTTATACCAGGAACAGCAGATGCGATACCAAGAGTTTCAGCAAATACATTTACAACATTACCTTGCTGAACTGCTTGGATTGATTTAGCAAGAGAACCAACTAAACTGGAAGGAATACCCAGAGAACTTGCGACTAAACTTAATCCACCAGCAACATCCCCACTATTTAATATATCCACAGCATCATTAATAGTATCTAAAGGAAGACCAGTCAGTGTATTTGATGCTTGAACAAGTGATTTGAAACCAGCAACGATTTCACCATCTTCAAAAAGAAGTGCTGCTGGATATGCGTATCTTGGAATAACAGATAAACGTTGTCCAATCAGGTTAGTAATATCGGTGATGTTTCCTGGAGTTTGATTACCACCAAGAACTGCAGCAGCTGTTCCTAAATCATTAATAAAGGCATTACTTCCGATAGCAGTTTTCAAATCAGTAAACTCTCCAAGTTCACCTAATCCAGCAAGAGTATCATAGGTTGTGTTATCCAGAGTAGCAACAGGATTGTTCTCAAGGAAAACAGGAGAAAGTGGTAGGTTTCTTGGATCTCCACCAAAAGCAGTTGCCTCGTTGGTGATATTTAAAATGATAGGATTAAGAGCAGCATCAGCAGCACTTGTTATTGCGTTAATATTTTTTGCTAATACTTCACCAACCAATGCCTCAACTACACAAGCAGGAGTTGGTGTGAATGTTTGTTCAATAGGAGGAACATTTCCAAAAGGAGTTTGTGGATTACCTGCTGCTGTTGCTGCTGATTGTATTCCTTCTCTTTGAGTGAGAGGTAAGTTTGAACCTGGAGTTGATGGAGTAGCAATGTTATCCTCAACAAAGGGGAATGAAGGAGAAGCAATCAGTGATTGTTCCGCATTGTTTTGAATATCAGCAATCTGTGAGGCAAACTGATTATTTAAAAAGTCCTTGATTAATCCAAGAAGTTCATCACCAATCTTATTAAACAAACAAGTTAGTGTCTCAAATCCACTAATCTTTCCTTCAAGCATTGCGATTTTAAAACTTGGAATAGAAATATTCTCAAATGCTTTTAGTGTGTCATTTATTCTATCTTGAGCAAATCCTTTCACCTGGTCCATTATTCCCTTCATACACTTGGAAATAACGTCTGCAGCTTCATCAATCAATTTTGTAATCTGGTTCTGAATGTCTGCTACTTTTGATGATGCTGCTGCTGAATAAATGGATAGAGCATTTCGGAGTTGTGTAAGTTTCTTACTCAACTCTTCTATTGCTATCTTTATATTTTTAAGATTGGATTGCTGTTCTTTACAAGGACTAGAAAGTGTAATCTTCTCTTTTAACTTTTCATCTTGTCTTTGTGAAGCAACAGGAGCAACGTTTTTACCTGCTGCTTCTTCAATCGGTTTTGTTTTTGGTGCTGGTTGATTTCTTGTTAGGTTATGGTCTGGAACTTCAGGAACACTTTTACCAGTTCCTTTTCCATCATCACCAGTTCTATTCGCATTACCGCTGGTTCCAGCATAGTTTGATGAGTTAACACCAATCGTTGATGATAGTTTCGTTTGAGTATTATTTCCCAACACTCCCATAATAACAGGAACTTGTTGGTCTGCTCCATCCAAGAAGAAACCAAACACAAACATACCTTGACGAATGTTTGGTGTCTGCATTGAACCACCTTGTCCGCCACCAGCAGTGATTGGATACATCACTTGTGCCCAGGGCAGTTGGTCTGATTCTATAGTTTCTTCTTCTTTATCGTGAAGACCAATGATTCTGACCTTATATCGATATCCCCAACCAGGAATATCTTTTTCTGACTTAAAAGTTTCTGGGTTAAGGTTTCCTCTCCAGTATGAATCGTCGGGTATTTGTCCTACCCACCAATTAAAATTTGCTCCTAGAAAACCAGGATTAAAGAGAGCTCCACCTTCCATTAGTTATCAGTCTTCGTAAATTCTGCACTCACTAGCATCTGGGTGAGTATCACAATACAATTCCAGAGGCGTTGGGTCTTGGTCTGTGTCTGGATGGTTTGCTTGATATTTTTCTAAAGAATCAAGTTCGCTTTCAATATGACGCTTTCTTTGGGGACTCAACGAACCATTGTTGAGTTCATCTCTGTCGTCATTGATATGTTGTTGAAGAGTTCTATCTGTCATAATGCGTTCCTAGAAGTGTGATTACCTTTTCTTCCGAAAGAATCTCTTACTAAATTTAATTTTGTATAAGTTTCTTTTGGAGAAATATAATGACATAAATCTGATATAATATATAGACCTCCACTTTCCTTGTTTATCTCATCATTTTTAGTGTCCGTTTGAGGCTCTGGAGCATCAAAAAATACAACGTCTCCAGCGTGTAATGAAAAATCACCAGGTATTGTGATAGAACATTTAGAAGCAAAAAGTTGATTGTATCTCATACTTGATTGATTCAAGATTTCTTTGGGCAAATAGTTTTCTTCTTTTGATTTTTCTACTTGCTGTGAAGTACTTCCAGAGGGAAGAGTTCCTTTATCAATCAACATATATTGTGTTCTGGAAAACTCCTTGTTTTTTCCACTGCGAAGGAACTCTCTATTAAGTCTCTCTGATGGTATCTCTTTACCACCAAGTTTCAATGAATCTTTTTTCTCTTCAGAGTTTGGAGTGATGACTTCATAAAAACAATTAAATGGGTCAAACATAATCGTGCGAGTAGAATAAGCACCCATCTGAAGTTTCTTTTGAACATTAACACGATTATCTTTTTCAAAAGAAAGTGCTTTTACATCATATCCAGCAGGAGTATTTTTTCCTCTAGTATCAGGAGTTTCATTATAGATGATTGACTTCTTTTGTTTTTGTGCTAAAAGTCCATCAATAGATTTAAACTTAAATCCTTCAGAAGTTTCAAAGAAAAAATATCCAGCACTATCACCTAACTTTTGATTCTCTGCAGACACTGACCTTTTTGATAACCAGTTAGCAGCATAAAATGGTTTCCAATTATTTCCAATAAAGTTATAGTTATTTGATACAGGTTCAATGTCCAACTCTTTTTCTGTTCCCAAATAATTTTGGTCAGTAAATATTTTTCTTATATAATCAGATATCTTTCCATCAAATCTTTCATTCAATCTTGTCTTATCATTTATAAAAAATTCTTTTGATGCTAGATCAAGTTGAGTTAAGAACTTTGTAGTTTGATCCGACATTGGATTAACCTTATTAACGTACAAAGTTAATTTTAATTTGTTATCATTATTATCATTAAATTTTAAGAGAACTTTTTCGCTTCCAATGATTGGTAATCCATCAACCGCAGTTTTATTATTGATAGCATTACCAGAATCAGCAAACATTACAGTTGCTCTTACGGTATCTTGTAGAATGCTTTCATAGTACATTAGGGAAATAGTTCCCGAACTTACATCTACAGAATCTTCACCAACACCAGAAAAAATTTCTAGTTTGGTAATGTTAGATGGTTCTGCTGACTTTGAAGTTATTGACATTTGATATTACCTCGTATTTCTATTTACCCACCTTGATATAAGGTTTCAAATGGATCACTTCCACCACCAGAAGAAACCATAACACCACCACCACTTCTTCCACCATATTGTTCTTGTGGAGCAGACTTAACAGGAACAGGAATTGGAATTATCTGTGCTTGAGACCCTTCATAACTCGCATAATTTCTTAAAACCTTGAGAGAATTATTATAGTTTGCTTTATTCAGTGCTGATAAGAAACCAGGGTAATTATCTTCCAGTGCTTTTGTTGTATCAGCATCAATAACAAACTCTTTACCTTTCTCACCAAGCATCGCATGAGTGATACCCTCAACTAATCCACCCTTCGCATAGGCAACGTGAACATGATCTCCATGTCCAGAGGGATCATCAGCACCAGTAATGAGTTCAGCAAATCCAACTCCTCTCTTCTGGTTAAATTCTTTTAGAGCAGCAACAATTGGTCCCTGTTCATAAGTATATGCTCCAATATCTAATGCTCTTCCAGAATAATGATAAGAATTCTTTGCGTGTCCTCCTCTTATTCCACCAAACTCTGGATGTTCAGTGATTGCTTGATAATCTCTTGGACTTGATAATTTAGATTGAACATATCTACCTGCCTCTCCAGCAAGTTTAGACCCTTCATTTTGTCCTCTACTTACTCCAGCAAATGAAACAGAAGGAGCATAAGGTTTAGTTGATTTTGGTTGCTCTACTCCAGCAAATGAAACTGAAGGAGCATAAGATCCTCC